ACCCACCATTATAAGCACTTGGATTCGTTTTGAAACCAACAATATCATCTAAGTATCTAAAACGAGTTTCACCACCGCCACCGATTGTGGAGAGTTGTTGTTGAATACGATTGAGGAAAAGTTTATAGTGCTTTTCTAAATCCTCAAGTGTTGCAAACTTTTGATCTAATGGGGTTAGTGGGTCATTTTGTTGTTTAACATTTGAAGGTTCAGAGAGAAGTCCTAATGATCTCTCGATCAATGTTGGGTATTTTGGTTCTTCAAGTTCCTCTTGAAGTTCTTCTACTACTTCAACAATTTCTTCAATTATTTTTTCATCAATTGTCTCTACTTCTTTGAAGGATAAGAAATCCTCAAATGCTTTGAGGGCCTTATCACCTTTTTTATTTTTTATTTTACTCTTCGTTTTGAGAACAGAAACTTCTTCAAAAACTGAATCTAAATTTATCTCACCAATAATTGATTCTGTTTCCTCTTTTTTCTGTTTTTTGCCCACTATGACAGTAGAGAAAAAATCGGATAAATCTAAATTGTTTAGATCATCCACAATATTACTCCTCGTCAGTAGTTTGTGATTGTGCAAACATTGATGCTGCCACAACTGGGCGAACTATTTCAATATTTTGTGCTGATTTTTGCATTAAAATTTCTTTAATTCTATCACTCACATCAGAAGGAGATTGGTCAGAAACCATCATATCAATAAGGTCATCCATAGTTTTAAATTCAGTGTTTACTTAAGAATATTTATATCCTGCCACCTTTGGGCATCTTGAGAGAAGGTGCCTTTTCATCAGGTGCAGTTTGAACTGCAGACAGACTTGCTTCGGGTGCTTGTGGAACATCTCCAAGATTTGTTTGTTGTTGATCTTGTGGTTCTGGTTGCATGGGAGGTTGTTGTCCAACAGGTAGTCCAGTCATCGGATCAATTGGTGGAGGAATAATTCCTGTTTCCATTTCTTTTGCAATTTGTGCATCAATCTCCACAATCTCTCCATCAGTTTGTTTGAGAATATTTCTTCTCACATAATCAACTGAGAAGTACTTACCAACATAAGGTTCAACAATATTCAATACATTTATTCTTTCATTCATCAACTCAGTTTCTTTGAGTTCTGCAAAATGATTGTCGTAAACATAATCATATTGAATATGATCTGTAAGAACTTTCCAATCCTCTGGAGTTACAATATTTTTGAGAATTAATTGTGTTCTCAACATATCATTGAAGAGATGTGAAAATCTCTTTCTGAGACGACCTACAAACTTGGTAAATTTAATTTCATCTCTCAGAATTTCTGATGAACGACCAAGATTAAATCCACCTGCAGAATTCAATCTTGATTCTGGAACATTCAAAGATCTGTAAAGTTTCTTCTGGAAATAATCAATATCTGTAATTTCTCCAAGATTTTGACCACCGGGAAGAGTTGTAATCTCAGTTCCTCTGCCACCTTCACGACGAGGTAACCAAAAATCTTCAAGCATCGCCATCATCTTGCGATCATCACGAATTTCTCCAGTATTTGCATCGTAAACCAACTTGGTACGATAACGGGTCATAACCTCACGCAGATACTGTTCTGCTTTGATCTTGGGTAGATTACCTACGTCAATGTAGAAGATACGACGTTCTGGCGCACGAGAAAGTCTATAAATGACCAAACTATCCTCAATCATGCGAAGTTGATTGAGAGCTTTAATTGCCTTATGTAGATACGAAAGAATAGTCTGCTTATTACGATCTACAAGACCTGAGTGAACATAAGCAACAGAATCTCTTGCAATACTTACCGCATTTACGTTGGTTTTGAAGATTGCTGGTTGACCATAACCGCCAGTAGTTGCATTTGGATCATACTGGAAGAATTCTTCTACCTCTGGACTATGAGTAAGTTGTTGAGTTCCTTTTGCTGTAGGACTGACATATGTTGGAGAAAGTTTATTAGAATTTTTTTTAATTCTACGAATTAGTTTAATTTTGAGTGGATCAATATATCTAAGTTCTTTAATTCCTTCTTGTGGTTTTTGAATGTCAATTACCTTATGATAATAAATTCTACCATCAATATACCAATTTCTTAAAATTTCGTGGCACTTATTATCAAAGTCTAATAACTCTTTAATATATTTGAATTCTTTTCTGATTAATTCTTTTAACTTATCTGATGCAGGAAGATTGGAAAGATCAATCTGTATTGGCGAATCATTCTGATCCGCTACAATTGCTTCATTGATAATATCTTCAATCGCACTATCAACTTCTGGATGAAGAGACATTTCCCTATATCTCTTGATTAAATCAAATTCTGATTTATATACGCCTTCAATATCTACATATTGTCCATAAAAACCACTAGAAACATAAAAGTCCGAAGAATCTTCATGATTCTCCGGAATAGGGGAAATGATAGATTTTTTGGATTTATCATTCCCCCCATCTTCTATTTTAAAACCAAATAATTTAGGCATTACTCAAAGTGTGACTGTAATATCTACTATTTATAGAATCACTGAGGGTTCAATACTTCAGGATCAGTATTAAGTTGGGTATTGCCTTGTGAATCAAGAGCATCCCACCACTGAACTTGGAGGTCTACAGTAAACTCTTCAATTTGATCAGTAGTATCATATGAAAGTGGAATAGCAGCTACTGCAGTTGGGAACAATCCATATAGTCTATATGCTTTAAGTACTGGAATTTGATTTCCAGCAGTAGTTAAAGTTGGATTGGTAACGTTTGAATTTGCAGAAGCAACTGACGATCTGCCAAATTGCTTTACGACTGCATCTCTTTGATACTGAGCTGGGTTGATTAAACCAGAATTATCATCATGCTTGTTAATTGCATTCATCCATTTTTCAAATGCAGTTCTGATTGAGAAATCAACATCGTTGATAACTGTAATTTGCCAAGTATCAAATGTACGATCTCCAGCAATCTTGAGTTGTCTTCCTCTGAAAGGAACACTAATTGCTGCAATATTTGATGCAGGAAGATCTGCAGTTTTAATCATAAATCTAGAAAGTTCGGAAACTGTTCTAGAAGTATCAGTTGTATTTGCAGTTCCATCAGTACCGTTGGTTGCAAAATTTGGGAATGTCAACTCAACTTCAAAAAGATTTGGTCTAGCTGCACCCCCGATTAATCTGGCTTTGAAATCTTCTAGAGTTCTAGAACTGAAACTTGGTGTGTTTGAAAATGCCATTGTTTTTTACCTCTATAGCGATTGATGTCTTAATTAAAAAGTTAAACAGTTCCAACAACTTCTTCAAAGCTAACTCCAGTTCTATTTGCAACAAAAGTTAGTCCGATGAAATTGATTGACCTTGCTGGTTTAATGAAGATATCAGCCTTGAACTGATTTGAATCAATTATATCTGGGGTGTTATTTGACTCGTCACAAACTACGAGGAAATCAGTGATACCTCTCTTAGCTTTAACATCACGAAGATATGGTTCAATGATGTTAACAAAATTAGATCTTGTAATTACATCATTAAATTCAAATAACTGTGCTCTTGCAGCTCTTTCAATTGTTTCTTCTAGAGTTAAGAACAATCTGCGGACATTGATACGATCAAATGCGGATGCATAAGAAAGTGCAGTTTTATCGCCAAAGAGAACAATTCCTGCACCAGGTGAGAAGATAACTGGGTTAATTCTCTTAGGATAGAGAAGATCTCTTTGTGATTGTGATGGATTGTAAGCAAGTTTAATTGCATTATTAATAATTCCTCTCTGAGCTCCTGCTGGAGAGAACCAAGGATAATTGTTGATTGATGTTCTTGCCATCAATCCAGCAATATCTGCATTCAATGCTACATATACGAAAGAATTATTGAATCTATCAAATGTGTACTTATATCCACTATCAAATACTGCATAAGAACTAGAACTTAAAGCATCAAAGTAATTAATAATATTTGAAGTCTGAGTATCACTTGAAGGTACATTTACTACTGCATCTCTATGTGGAGAAAGAGTTACTACACAATCTTTTCTTTCTTCTGCAATTGCAATCAATGCATTTGCTTTTGCTTGTGATTCAAAAATAGTCGTTCCTCCACTAGGACCACCAATAATGAAATTAATTTTATATTCAGAAGGATTCATCAATATATTGTAAGATGAAATTACTTCCGAAAGCAGAGGAGCCATTCCTGCAGTTCCAAGTGTTGCATAATCATTTCCGTTTGTGAGACTGTATGATCTTGCGCCAATTAAACCAAAATTAACTCCCGATGCATTCTGTCCCCATGCAATGGAACCTCCACTATTTGGAGTATATCCATCTATGGATGTAAATTTGGACGATAGTAGACTATCTACCGCACCACCATAAATGTATGCAGAGTTATTTGCAACATAGTTTTTATAATAAATGCTTTGGGAAGGACTGATCCTACCGTCAAGAGCTTTAGAAAGATTTGTAAATTTCTCTAGAATATTTCCTGCAATTCCTGTAATTGCACCAGAATCATCTACAACTACGATATGAAGTTCATCATTTTTGGAAGTTCTATCAGATGCATATTGTGAAGTTGATGGTTTTGGTGCAATATTTTTCCAGTAAACTGTAGAATTTGTTAGTCCTAAAGTTTGTTGATCATACCAATCGGTTACAGCACTATTTGTTGGAGTTGGTTTTAAACCTTCTCCATTACTGAGAGTATTATCTCCAGCATTTCTTGTGTAAGTAACAATAAAAGTTGTTGCTGCTAGTGAAACTGGAGATGAAGAATTTAGAATAATTTGACCAGTACTTACTCCAACAAATCTTGCTTTATAAGCTCCATTGATACTTTGAACTAAATCCCCAACTAAAACAGGAGTTAAATCTACGTAAGATGGACAAGTAATTACTGTAGATCCGGATCCAATTGTTCCAGTATTATCTAATCTATATTTCTCCAAAGAAGTAGCAGTTCCAACATTATTGAAAACTTGCCAATAATTAGTACCATCTACAACCGGAGATGGAATTTGATTCAATGAATTTGATGAATAATAAATTTCTGTAGAGATTCCAGTGTCAGCATCATATCTGCTAATGAGTTTAACATCAACGCTACCTTGATTTACTTTAGTGACAATTCCTTTTAGATATCCGCCAAACAATTGTACTGTTCCATCAGATGCTGCATAAGAAGTACTAATGCTGCAGGTAAATGCATATCCAGCAAGAATTCCAAAAGTACCAATTGAAACTCTTTGATCAGCACCACCATCAATCACGCAAACTTTTGCACCATTTGCCCAAGTTCCAGCAGTTTTGGAAGCCCACGTCCATCCAGTTGGAGATTGATAATTATTAAAATAATCTTCATTTGATTCAATAGCAAAAGTTTGTGGAGCAGATACATAAGAATGTGCATTTTGAAGATTAGTGTCATTAGTTCTTATGACTCTTAAGGTTCCACCATAAGATAGATAAGAAGATGCTGCCATCCAATATTCGTATTGTGCATCAGTTGTGGATGGTTTTCCGAAATAATTGATGAGATCCTGTTCGGTTTCAACCAAAGTGGGAACATTGATTGGCCCTTTTACAAATGGACCGGCGATTGCCCCTACTTGATCGTTAACTGCATCAATTCTACCTACAGTTAGATCAACTTCTCTAATTTTAACGCCTGGTGATACTAAGTTTAGCGACATGTCTTTCCCTCTAAAGAAGCTTCAACTTGACTAAATGTATTTATAAATTGCTAACCTTACATTGGGGAAACAACCAGTGAACATTACCAATCTGGATATTCCCAGTTGATTTGAACGTCAGACTTCTTTCTATTCTCAGTAATTCTTTGTATAGTACATACTTTACACTCGTATGAATACGCAGATGGAATGTCTCCTCTGCCCTTGCGAGTTAAATAAAATCCATCCAACAAATCCTTTATTTCTCTACAAACTCTACATTTTCTTTGTGTAAAAATTAAATGTTGTAATTGAATTTGTTGTTCAAAATCCATTTATCTGTAATCCCACATATATTGCATATCTCCATATTCATCTACGTGCCATCTATCTCCGCTCTCATCTACAAAACTTTCTCCAGAATCTAGTCCATCGCTCATAAATCCAAAAGGAGCCATATCTTGTTCAATTTGATTTTTCTGTTCTTCATAAATTCTCTTACGGACATCATTGTCCGTCATTTCTTTAAAATAAGGTTGTGCAATTAACCAAGAAAAAATTACCAAACACATTGCAAGGTCATCATTGCAACCTTCTTCCGCTTCAAATGAATTTGATTTTTGAATAAAAGTTGTCAACTCACTAATAGTTTCGTAGTCTTTTACAATTAACTTATCATCTTCAATCAGAGTTTTGAGATTTAAGCATCCAATTTTTTTGACAGTTTTGGACATCTTAACTCCCATTTGCGATTTCTTTCCAGAAAATCCTTGTCCGACTAATTGACCAGCACGACCTCTCATTGTACACATAAGGATATTGTCGTATTCCAAATCAAAGTGGAGAATTTGACCTACTTGCTCTCCAATATCATTGACTTCTACTAACACATAAGCTTTATTATATGCAGTCGCTACATCTTTAATGATGCTTGGAAACAACATTGGTTTTATTTGATTATTCCTATATTTTGCAACCAAACGATACGGAAAAGTTGTAGTGTCACAGACAGTAAATGCCGAATAATCTTTTTCAACTCCACGAGCAACGTCAACTGTTACCACATAATTATGATCTTTTTGTGGTTCTTCATAAACATCTAATCCAGCACTTCTCGTAATTGGATCATCATATACCAAGGATGTAAGTTTTGATGCAGAAATTAAAGTATCAACAGAACCCAAAAATTCGCAAAGGTGTTCTGCTTTAAATTGTTCTTCACTAGTATTTGCAATTGTCTGTTGTTTCCACTTCTCATCTCTACCGGGAACCTCTGACCAATGAACTGCAGTCGCAACAAATTGACTTTTACTCCTCTCAGCATCGTGCCACATTCTATAGAAGTGGTTCATACCTTTGGGGGTAGAAACAATAATTACCTTTGTGTTTTTACCAGAAGAAATTGTAGGATAAACAGAAGCGAAAAAGTCATCTGCAATATGATTTGGAACGAACGCAAATTCGTCCAAAAAGATAATATTGAATGTCATACCACGAACAGCGGATGCTGAAGTAGATGCAGCAAGTATCTTGGATCCGTTCTCAAGTTCTAAAGAACCTTTATTCCAAGATACGATACCTTGTTGCATCCACTTAGGTAAATTTTCATAAGACAATTGGAGTCTACTTAGAATTTCTCTGGAAGTTGATGCTTTGTTTGCTAGAATACCAATGTTTACATTGTCATTAAACAAAAGGTAGTGTAATAGGTAAGATACTACAGTAGTTGTCTTTCCAACCTGTCTAGGCATTTTGCAGATATTAAATCTGTTCTTATGGAAATTATTAATTAATTTTTCTTGGAAGGGCCATATACCAAAGTTTACTAATCCTTCATCAACGTTAACGATTTTGATATATTTTTTCGTAAAATAGACAGGATCATTTTTGCACTTGATAAATTCAAGTACTTGTTCTTCTGTAAATTCTACAGCTACATTAGCTTTCTTTAAATTGGGATTACCAAGATATACCTGATCAGACATAAAATAAAATCAAAAGGATTTCGATAAATTGGAAATTACTTCTTGTTGTTGTAGAAAAAGTTTGCAATAAGCCTTCGCAAAATCTCTTGCTTCTTGCTCATCCAATTTATCTATAAGTCTTGCTTGTTGTTCATAAACAAGCATTTTATTAATATCTTCAAGTTTTATTTCATCGGGGTTCATAATTTTACTTTTGAATGACTACAATCGGTGCATTTGGATCTGCTGGAGTTGGGTAATAACTTAATACTCTTGCGCCAGGATAGATCTTTTGAATTTGATTATCTACTTCCATTTTAGAAGGTCTTTTGGAGGAACCAAAAAATAACTGTACCTTCATTGGAGGTTTACTTCTCCAAGAAAACATTATAGTATAGACATTTCCAGAAGATTGTAGTCTTTGATAGTCTTCTGTTGTTAATTGTCCGGGTTGAATTATTGATTCCTCATATTTGAGAGATGGTTTAGACCACTTAGGACCAGCAAGTTTTCCCTGTGCAGCTTTTTGTTCTCCGGGATTATTGGTTCTAGTTGCAAGAGTTTCAATTTTTTTTTGTCTTAATGCCTTTTTTGTATCCTGTGATGTATGACTTATTTCAAAACTTTTAGATTCGGGCATATTCGTTGGATGAACGGTAGCAATACTAAATTCTTTTGGTGACAACTCTATTGGATGAGAGAACATCCTCCAATATTTTTCTCCATACTTACACTCCGAAGCTTTTTCGCCTTTTTGACACATTGGACAATATCTGATTACTCCATCATGAAAATGAATTTTCTTTTCATGTGATACAACTGGATTATCTAAGTCATCATTTTCACTATAATCTGTATTTTCACTTACAGATTTCCAACCACCACCTGCTTTTTTATATTCCTTTGCTGCCCAACCATTTGCATAAGCACTTGGATATACGTCAAATTTTGATTTTGCTCTCGCTTTCATACGAGACCAAAGTGAAGGATTTGTTGGCACATTTTTTTCTTCAATATATTCTTCTTTAATTTTATTAGATACCATGATTGGTGCTTCACCTTTACCAGATCTATCAGATATCGGATCCTGTTTTCTCTTTCTCTTTACGGCATTTGCAATTGCCTTCGCACCCCCTTGAGAACGCAATTGTTTTGCTTTCTCTTTGCTCAGACACTTTGGCTTCGCTTCGTTTGGATTCTCTCTTGCACATTTTCCAATTCTTTCACCTTTAGTATTATATCTATCCCATCCACCACCACCAACTCCACCTTCATCATCTTTTCCAAACCAACGGCGAAGATCTTCCTCCATATTTGTGAAGCCTTTGAATTTATCATCGGTTCCTTTAATTAAATCAGTTATTCTTGCAAAAAGATTGCCGTCTGCATCTAATATATCAACATTTTCTTCTACTTCTACATCTTTATATTTTTTATGAGATTTCTTAGCACTCGCTTCCATCTTTTTAAGACGAGTATAATAATCTGGAATTTCATCAAGATGTTGAAGTGCAATATCCATTGCAGTATCTTTATCTGTTACGTGTTCATGTTCAATCTTGATACCCATATCAAGTTGATTTTGAACAAATGATACATCTAATCTATGTTTTTTTGCAATTTGATCCACTGAATGATGTGACTTCAATGCCTCATCAAGTTCAACATCTTCTTTTACTTTTTTCTTTTTTCCTTGACAATGTGCTCTCTGAGAAAACCCTTTGGGGTGATCACAATCTATAGATCTCTTATATTTTTCCGACCACTCTTCTTTTGTAGTTTTAGTTGTTTCACTTTCTCCACTATCAATATAATCAGCAACTGTATCAATATAATCTGCTGCTTTGGTAATCTTTGATTGAATCCAAGCTTCAAGATCACCCTCACCTTTAAGATGTCTCATTAATCTAGAAATTGCTGCTTGAGCAGTTTTCAATTCAGATCTTGCCATAGAGAACTCATAATCCTCTTGGATTGAATCAATGATTTGAAGGTCAGAAAGAATTGACCACTCCCTGAAACTGAGTTTACTCATATTTTTAGATTACTTTCCTATCTTATTATTTAGATAGATTGTAGAGTTCATGATCAATTTTATAGAGTTCTGAAAATTTTGGATTATTCTCACAATAAGTTTCAAACATTTCTTTGCAGAAATTTAAGTTTTCTTTTTTATCAGAGTTATTTTCTGTGGAGTTAATTTTCTCCAAGGTTATATCTTCTTCAATAAAATTTGAAATTTTTTCTTCCAAATCATTTCCAAATCTTATGAATGAAAGGGAAAATCCATTTATGATTAAATCTAATGAAATCCCTGAAAATTGTGGACAAGTATGGAGATCAAAAATAAATTTATCTTTTTTTAAGTTATCTACAATATATTTTTGGGGGATTTTTTTTAAGTATTGATCTATTCCTATTTTGTTTTTTCTAGTCATATATTCATTTAATCCTGATATCCAAGCAGACTTTACATCTCGGACTACTATAAATCCTTTATAATTTTTGATATAAAAATCAAAATTATTTTCAAAAAATTCTATTCTATCATCATAAAATGCAAAAAAAGAACTTTGGTTAGTCAAACATTTTGTTATTGATGTTCCCGCACATTTAGCTGTTGGTACATAGATTATTTTTTTCTCTGAAGATTTGTAAAAAATATAAAGATCATTTCTTGTCCATATTCCATCATTGTATTGAAAGTCTTTTTTATCTATTAACTCTCCATTTGAAGTTAAACTTTTGTCTCTAAGTACCTTATATAAATCGGTACAATATACGTCTATTAAGTTTTCATAATCATCAATATCCTTTTTAGCCAATATTAACGTCATTATTTAAATTTCCTTTCAAAAATTTTTGTAGTTCTGAAGTTGAACCTACAAATACCGCATTATTAGTAACAGTAGTTGGACCACCTTTATCTTCTTTCTTAAGATCCTTCATTTTTTGTTGAAGATCTAAAAGTTTATCTGTAACATCTCCAACATTTTTAATAAGTTGTCCAGCAACTTCATATGCCCTTGGACTATCACTTTCTTGTGCCAATTCAAGAATTCCATTGATTGCTTCTTGACCCTTTTCTACAAGAGAATATAGATTACCTCTTGTATATTCATAGTCCTTATCAATTTGACTTTGAGTATCTTTTAATTTTTCAATAATCTCATTTGGTTCTTTTTTGACAATCTCCTTTTCTATAGGAGTTGTCTCAATATCTAAAGCATTGTCAATAGATTCAAAGTCCATTATACATCAGTCCCCTTTGTATTACTATAAACTTTTCCGTCAGAATACTCATAACGATATTCACTAAATCCAAAATCATCGTCAAGATTGATGAGGTCATTATCTAGTTGATTAATTACATTGACCGCAGTTCCTTCTGCATGAGTCGTAATTTCAGTTTTATCTTGACCTCTATTAACTAATAGAGTATTTCCATTAATTTGTTTAATATACATTGATTCATTATCAATTTGAATATAAGATTCTGTAACTAAGGATGTTGCATCAGAAACAGTAAATTCTGTAATTTCTGCAGAAATATCTTGTGCAATAGTAGTAGTTCCGTCATTATTATAATCTTTGAGTGCTCTTGGTTCTGCAATATACCTAAGTTGTCTTGTAGAATTGACTCTATCAGTAGTGCTATAATAATCAACTTGTACTTTTTTGATAAGTCCCTCATTCTGTCCACCAGCAGGACCAAACAAGTAAGTTTTTGCTGTAAAATCTAAAGTATAAATTAAAGCCCTTCTTTCAGTATAATCACCTTCATATTGATCATCCATATTAATTCTCTCAAGAATCATTGGAATATCTCTTTTTTCTCCAATTTCTTTTACCAAATCTACAGTAAGAGTGAATTGTGGTTGAAAATAGGGAAGAATTTGTTCTATGATTTGTAGAGCATCCTCATTTAGTTTTGATAAAATTGAAAGCCTTATATGAATATTATAAGGCACAGGCATAAAAGTTTTTGTTAACTTTCCATCTGTAGCTTCTATAGATTTAAAAGTTTGAAGTGTAGATGTTTTTCTACTTGGATCGTAAGTAATGCCAGTCATCTCAAACGACATTCTTGGCAAAGTAATTGCAACTCTTTTTCTTAGATCTGGTACTTGTTCCAATCTTGCTAAGAATTTCTGAACTGGACCATAAGCAATAGGAACAGTAAGAATACTAAAATCTGTTGCGTCGTTCTTCTTATGTTTTATCTGAATATCATTAAAAAGAGTACCAAAAGCCACAATGGTCTTTCTCAAGATTTCGTGATAAAAATAATGACCTAACATGATGTGAGTGCGTTTTAGGAGTATTAATTATTTAGTATTCACCAAATGGATTTATATCACTGAAATCTAAAATTGAATTTGCTTCTTCTTGTATTTGAATATTTTCTGCAAATGCATCCAAGAACTCATTATTTTGCACTGAAGAAATTTTATAACTTGATGCAGCACCAACTAAAGATTCTCCAAGTGCAAAACTTCCGTCTACAACAGAAACTTTGAGAACTCTAGTATCTGCATCCCAACTCTTGACATATGCAGTTGTTCCAGTCTTAGTTCCTGTTACCAATTCATTATAAGTATAATCACCAAATGTTACTGCAGTTGGATCAGTGAATGAAATACTTGGTAAAGCGGTATAACCAGCACCAGCATTTGAATAACGAACTGCAGCAACAACTCCATTTGTATTGATAACTGTTTCTGCACTTGCTGATGTACTGGAAATTCCACCACTGAATGTGATTGTTGGAACTGTAGAGTATCCAACTCCACCACTAGAAATTGCAACGGGTCCAAGTACTCCTTTAGCAATTACAGCAGTTGCAATCGCACCACCTCCAATATTACCCAAAATAGTAACAGTTGGTGGTTGAGTGTATCCATAACCAGGGTTAGTCAGAAGTATTCTATCAATAGACGCACCAGTTTGTCCCTTGCGACTCGTCATAATCGCAACAGCAGTTGCAGTTAATCCACCAGGACCTGCAGTAGAAATTGCAACATTTGGTGCAGATAGATATCCGTAACCATCGTTAATAAGGTCAATATATTGAACAGAATATACCGAAGGATCTGAAGATGCATAGGAAACTGTAGCAGTTGCAGTGGTTGCTGCAGTTCCTACCATTTGAATTGTATAAATGTTTCCAAGATCTTTGATGGATTCATTAATACTGATTCCATCCATATCAACTTCAGGTACATCAATAATTTCATCTTCATATTCAAATCTTTCACATCTAAGTTCATAAACATAGAGATGATTTAATTGATAGAATGGTTGTTTACCTTCTACATATTTGATTTCAAATAAAGATTCATCAAGTGGGAAGAAAATTAAATCTCCTTCTTGTGGACGAGTCGCAAGTTTAATTTGATCTGGAGGCCATAACTTTAGAAGAGGGGAGATAAAATCATCATATCTTTCTTTAGAAATAATCAAATTGATTTCATCTTTACTTCTTACACCAAATTTTGATAGAAGGTCTCCATTTCCACTAAAACCCTGATAATTCATCAAATATGCTTCAATTCTATAACTATCATCAAATCTTGAAGCAGTGATCTCTTTGATGATACTATTTTCTCCTACAATTTTTCTAGGCATATAAAGAACATCTTGTCCATACATCTTCAACTGTTCGTTGATTAAGTCTTGGACAAGTCTTTGTTCGCTTGGTGATCCTTGTAAAAAGTAAGAATTGAGTGGAGACATATTATCCTATGAGATCCAATGGTGGTAGTTCGTATTCTGTCTTCAGTAATCTATCGCATTCTTCTAAATCTTTCATTGCATCTTCGTAGATTTGTCTTCCATTAAGTTGAACTCCACCGGGAAGTAAAACTCCTTGGAACTTAATCATATTTTGTCCCCACTGCCTTTTAATCAAAGCAGTGAGATATTTTTTAAGCCACCAATCATTATAAAGAGTGGGAGCATCTGAGGGATCCAATATTCTATAACAATCTACAATTACATATTCATCTCCACCGACACTACTCCAATCAATATCCAAATAAAGTTTATGATTTTTTTTATTAAATCTAATCTGTGCAGCGGGGTTGATGAGGAAATCTAAATCTTCTAGATAAGTCTTTACCATCGCATAGTTTAAAATATCAAGTGCTCCATAATAATAAACATCATTCAAGAATATCTGATATTTGATATTAAAGAGACCATCAGAAATCGTACTTGCATTAATTTTAAGTACATTGTTTACTCCAATGATTGTATCTGGGAGAGGTAGATAATTAACTCCTTCTACCCAAGTTGCAGAAGTTAATCCAGTTCCAACAATCGGTGCAGATGTGGAGGTAGTTACTCCTAGATTTATTGTATCCTTCTGTTCTGGAGTAAGTTTATGTTTTAGAAATACACGATCAATTCCATCATAATGTCTTTCGTGGAAATATTGAATTGCATCATCAATCAGATTATCAATCTGATCATCATCTACATTTATTTCTAATACTGGTTTTCCGAGCTGTTTGAGGCAGTATTCTTTCAAATCCGCTCTACTGGCTGGTTGTGCCATAAAAAAATACCCCTAGTCTTCTAAGGGTATTTATAAATTATAAGTCTAGTTTGATAGATCTCATAATTTCTTTTTAAGTTCTTCAATTTCCATCTTAAGATCATTTATAATTTTATTTTGTTCCTTAATTGCTTCTATAAAAAGTCCCGCAAAATTTCCATAAGATACTGAGTATTCATCAACATCTTTAGCATAAGTAACAACTTCTGGGACAACTTTTTCAACTTCCTGAGCAATCACACCAATTTGAGTTTTTTCATAATCGGCATCATCTTTTGGAAGATCACTTCTCTTATAAGTAACTCCTCTGAGATTATTAACTTTATCTAAAGCACCAATGATAGTTTCAATATCTTTTTTCTTTCTAATATCGGAAGCTGCAGTAACTGTTCCGGTTGAATAAATTGATCCAGATACATAAAGTCCATAAGATGCAGATGTAGTGGAAGTATTAATTCCCATACAAGTATTGGAAATGAGGTGATACCAATACCACCTACCATTTGCTTCACGGTAGACTCCACCATTTCCGGCGGAATCGTACATAAACCCATTTACAGAACTATATGAGTCATATATTCCACCATAACTATTTCTACTTCCAGTCATTTGCCACTGCGTATATGTTGAAGTAGTATTAAGACTAAATGTAGAACCATTACTCAAACTTACAGCTGATCCAGTACAAGAAGCAGAAGATCCTGTAACACTGATTCCCCAAGAACCCGAAGCACCAGTTCCTGTGAGTGTTGGAGCATAAGAATTATAATTTTGCGATGTTAGGTTTTTACCAGCAACTATTGGTCCTTGAGTTACTGTATCAAGAGTACCATTAATACTAACTGTCCAACCACTTCCCCAAAGAGCATCCGTATAATTACTATATCCTGCTTGGAAATCAGTTACGAATATTTGAGGGTAAGACCATGCTGTAGATGTTTCCCCAATCCAAATACATTGAGAAGTGCCATCATTACCAAATCTAACATTAATATCACCGCCACCCATTGTGGTTTGAGTTGCAAAGTAATTGATCCAGTTTCCAGCAGCATCACTATAATTATATCCACCAATTTCAAGGGTTCTTGAAGTTCCAGAAGCACTTCCATTATATTCATATATTTTCACAGTCATTCTCATCATTGTATTTGATTTGAATGTTGCTGTTGGCAACTTAATTTTAATCGCACCAGTTACAGTTGATGAAGAAGTTGCATAAGATGCACCTCTTGGAGAAGTAATTCTTAATGCACTACCAGTACCAGTTACATCAGAAATTCTTTCTGCTGAAAGATTAGGAACAGTAGTTGTGGAAGAAACTGTAAGTGGTGCAGTTCCTGTAGATACTGTGGATGTATGTGTTGTTCCTGTAATCGTACCAGCACTAAAGTTACCAGAACCATCTCTTAATACAATGCTATTAGCAGTATTTGCTGTTGCAGTTTGATATCCTTGTAGATAAGAAACGTTGAGGTTTGCTACTACTGTGGTAGAAGTAATTGTGAGTGGTGCAGTACCTGTACCGATTGTTGAGATTAATTGAGTACCTTGAACTGTTCCAGTTACAGAAAGATTTCCAGAAGTATCAACTCTTAAACTCTCAGCCCAAGTTTGAGTTCCTGTTCTTCTGCCAACCACAAAGTTTGCTGGTCCATTTCCAGTTCCACCAGCAACTGCTCCAAGATAGATACCAGTTGCTCCACCAGCAGAATTATAGGCATTAAAATCAATTAAACATCCACTATTGACAGAGTTATTAATAGCAACAAGAGAAGCAATAGTTCCTGCATTGAAATATTGATATTTACTACTAATTGCACCAGAAGAATTATATGCTTCTCCCAAAGCACTAACACTTAATGCAAAGTCATTACTAAGTGAAGAACTTCCAAAACTTCCTTTTCCAGTTGCAGATATTGTGGAAGCACTGACAGAACCACCACTGACTGAACCACTAAATGTAGTAGCAGTAATTGTGCCAGCACTAAAGTTTCCAGAGGAATCACGAAGAACAACAGAATTTACAGTATTTGCAGTTGCTGTTGCATAACCATTCAGATAGTTTGAATTCAAATACGTAACTTGAGTTGTTGAATTGACTACAAATGGTGCAGTACCAGTCGTAACCGTTGAAGTATATTGAGTAGCGGATACGATTCCAGCTGCGGTTGTATTACCAGATTGATCAACATAGAATATATTCGTTGCACTTTGATTTCTAAAATATATGGATCCAGTATATTGTAGATAAAGATTTGAGTTATATGCTTGGAGTTTATAGGATTTTTCTCCACTCCAAGTTCCACCACTAGTGAGAAGAATATCTCCGTTTGCACCTACGGAAATTGCACCACTTGCACCACTATTAAATGATACAGAACCAACAAATGTTGGAGTTGTAGTTAAGTTATAAACACTACCATTACCAATTAGAATTGCACCATTTGACGGAAGACCAGTGAGACCAGTACCACCACGAGTAATTGGAATACTACCTGTAGTATTGGTAATATCTAAGTAATAAGAAGCGGCATTACCGTTCAAAGTTGCAGCATCAATATCACCACCCTGAGACAAACTCTTGACATATACTGAACCATCAGCTGCAATACCAAAGGTAGAGGTCTTAAATCTTGCAACACCAAGAGTTGAATATAAATCTCCACTGGTTTGTACTCTGTTTAATGTAAGTTGAACATTTCCATAATAAGTATTAATTCCAATTCCACCGGGAGCGAAATCTACACTAGTATAAGTAACTCCAATTGGTTGAGTTGTTCCAATTCCAACAGAACTTACTACTTTACTCCAAGAAGAATCACCTCTTAGGAATGTTTGATTATTTGCAGTTCCGGTTGCAAGTCTACTTGTTGGAACAATACCAGAAACAATATTATTAGCATCAATTGTTGTAGTAGCAAGTAATGCCCAGTTGTTTAGAATAGTTGATGAGGTATTAACAGTTGCATTATAACTAACATTTTGTTTAACCAATTGCATAATATCATATGCCGATCCAGATGCAGAGTCAAAAGTTGATGTGGATGAATCATATTTTGTGATGGTTGAATCCGAACCATAGAAAGTAATAGAACCAGTAACAATTCCGGAACTAACATCAACTGGATTATAGAGAAGTCCGTTTGCTGATAGAAGAGCATCAGCTTTTGATGTATGTAAAGTAAAGGTATTTACTGTATTTGATCCAACAAAGTAAAAATTAGTTGCAGTAAGTCCTTTTGGAACACTACCGTAAACTCTTACTGCATCACCTTGAGTATATCCATGATTTACGATTGCAAATTGGTTTGTTACTGTATTGACTCCAACTCTAGTCAGAGAATGAACTCCTGTACCGTTTGATAGTAGATCAATTTTGGTAGATAATGAATAAGTTGTATAAAGTTCCACGGAACTTATGCCAACAGTTTTAACATAATACGTTGTGCTATCAATTAATGGAACTATAACGTTTCCTCCACCTGCAGAATAAACAACTGGATCTCCATCGGAAAACTTATGTCCCGGAATGACAATTCTGTCATAATTAAAATCAACAGCACCACCAAGAGCCACATCATTTGGAACAAGGTTGGAAATTGCCGAATAATTTAAATGAGTAGATAATGTTCCTGCATTTCTATCAGAAACATAGTCAGTTAGAGCAATTGATCCGGGAAACTTAGTATTGTTTGTTAATGATAGATAAAGTCTAGTTTCAACTGTACCGACTTTGACACTGAAATTAGCTCCACCAGATCTACCACCAATCTTAGTGGGATCATTTATTGTAAGAATATCTCCTGATCCATAATAACGACCACCAGTATAAATTGCTACATTAGAGACCGTACCAGCAGCACTTACTGTAACTGTTGCGGTAATACTAGTACCAACCCCACTTGAATTATCAAGAGTAACGCCCGTATAGATACCAGCTGCAAGATATCCGGAACCTCCTACAAGATTGGTAAGTGTGAGTGCAACCCCTTTAACGAGACCTGTTGTACCATATCCAACAACATTAGGTGGAGCAACAACTGTAGCAGTAGCATTTCCGCCTGATAATGTACTTGTTACAACGTCACCATTCTGCCAATTATAAGTTCCTGCATCATCAAGAATCAAATATTGACTATAAACATCACTAATTAGTACCCAAGAATTTGAGGGTTCTACTACAGTATCACCAGTAATTAGATTTACTGCAGGAATTTTATTTGCAAGATAAATTCTTCCACCATCAGTTAATGAAGTATAATAATTGACAACTTTTGGTGGAATAAGATCGGCATTAATTTGTCCACTTGCATTTAATTGAACAACAGCGCCGGGAACAGAGTTTGTGGTTAGGTTTTTATCAATAAATGCACCAAGTCTATTATTTAAGAATGATCTTGTGGCTAACTGTGTTGGAACTCGGAAATCTTGTGCACCTCCAATTTCATTATCACCTAGACCATTATCTGTTGAAAATTCTGTAATTGAAGTACCACCAGAAAGACTCAATCTCAGAGAATCTAATTGTCCTATGGTAACTGTATTATTGAAGATAATATTACCAGTTCTATTGTATGCAGTAATAAAATTACCAACTTTAAAGTCACCAAGTTCATTAGTACCGGTTGAGTATACCCTACCCCCAAATTCACCAAGTTGTTCTGTACCATCTACAGACAATCCACCATTTTGTGGTAATGCATTATAATCAGTACCAGAACCAGAATATTCCCAAGCATGGGAGTTGGCATTAATAATTGATGGTCTGTGGAAATGACAACGATAATTTTCTGGTAAGGATGAAATACCGGTAATAACCGTACCAGAATTGGTAGAATCTACCTTAAAGTTTGTTGTGTAATAAGTTGTAATTCCAGCAACATTTGTAACTGCAACTGAAACTGGAGTTCCACTATGATCTAAGATATTTAAATTAGTTGTACCATCTGTAATTTGGAAGTTTCTTCTAGTACCACCAGAAGTCTCAACGGAAACAACAAGTTCTCTTGTTGAACTATTATATGTGTATGCAAAACCAACTGCAGTTCCACCAACAACGGTTTGTGTTACCTGACGACCAGATACAAAGTTTAAAGTACTTGTAGTAGATGCAAGACTTACTTTTTGATAACTATTGTGAGTTGAAAGTACTGATTTATTGAAGAAATCTTGAGTATTTTTTACAAAGGTATTAATACCAGTTGTTGTTGAAGTTATGTCAACAATTTTTGTTAAACTAATATCTTCTGCAACTTTAAACTGACTTGCACTAATATAAACAATATAATATTGGTTTCCATTTGTAAGTCCTCCAATAATTCTTGAAGGTGATGCTTGTTCATCTCCTTGATAGATTAGAGCATCACCAGATGAAAATGGATGACCCGGAATAGTAAAAATATCTGAACCCACGTCTACTGCAGTTGCTGCATTAAATTCAGATGAAACTGTTAATGGTTTAAAGTTTGAAGTTTTGTCAGTTAAACTATCATCAAAGAATCTTAGAACATAGAGATCTTGATTAATTCTACCAAGACCAATAACAGTAAGAGTTTGAAGACCACCACTTGTACCAGTTGTAGCAATGCGTCCTCTATCAAATATAAATGAATTTGGACTAAATCCTTGAGATCTTAAAGCATAAAGTCCAAAGTTAGTTGCAGAGTTAGTGATTGACAAATAACCACCAGATTGCGCCAAAGATCCATAACGGCAGAAAATTTGGAAACAAGATACAACCTGCGAATATCCATCGTTAATAACACGCCAACCAATACCACCGAACGAAACCATAGTAAAGGTTGCTGCAACCATTGATTTGCCGAATTCTGGTTGATCACCCGCAACAGGATTTTCAGATTCTTGAGCAACAATAGCTTTATTTGGTGATAGTACTTTGGACCCATCAACAAGAATACCATTCGCTCCTAAGAATGAAAGAATAGAACAATTTTGAATATATGGTGATCTCGTAATGAATGGTTTGGTTGTCTTAACAGCATATCCAGTTCTATCTGTATATGGATCATATGGGTCATCAAATGCAACCGCATAATTAAATGTATATTGTGGAACACCAGCGGCATCCACATAGTCTTTCATAGCAAATCCAGTTACATAACAACCGTTTCTTACACGGAATAAATCTTTACCAGCATTCTTAGGACGAATGATTGTGTTTCTTAAGTTATCGCCAATAACCGCAATGTCCTCATAAAGAATAATTGGATTATCTTCTACATATTCTCCTGCTTCGCAGAAAATAGCAATTGGTGTTGATTTGGAAGTTGGAGAAACAACTGTTGGAGCTGCAGTTGATCCGATACCAATAATACTCGTAATAACACCAACTAATGTTGAAATAGTTGATTGTACATTTGCACAACCAGTGGAGGCATATGCAACCGGATTTACAGAGGCATCATATGCAATTGATGTATCATATGTCTGATAAACAGATGTTTGGTATAAACCTACCGGACGAGTAATTGTTGGTGCATAAGTAACACCTTGTCCAACAATTGTAGTAATAATTCCTACAAGAGTATTAATATTACTTCTTACATTTGCACAACCAGTAACTGCATATCCAGTTGGATTTGCTGCTGTATCATACGCAATTGTTAAATCATATGTTTGTGCGACTGAAGATACTCCAGCTGCAGGTTGATATGATACTGGATTTTGAATATTGTTGATAATATAACTTGAAATTCCTGCGACATAGTTAAATGCTGCTACAGTTTGTACTTGTTCTCCGGGTAGATAACTTGTACCAACACCGCTCCAGTATGAAACACCAGCCCCAACGGACTTCATATTTCCACCATATTTGATGTCGTATGCAAGTGCATCTACAATATATCCTACATCTCTAGCACATTTTGTAGCACTATAATTTGGATCAGAAAGAAGTGCAGGATATGTTGCAGTAATAAATCCTACAACCTCATTTTGAATATATGATCTATTTTTTGTCAATAGACCTGAAGCATCATCATATCTACCACCGGGATCGGCAATTGTAACATTATTAATAATATATTTGGAAATATCTACAATATGTTTGAAAGAATCTACTGTTTGGATTTTTTCACCAGCAATATAACTTGTACCAACACCACTATAATACGATAAACCTGCACCTACAGACTTGGAGTTTCCATTATAGGTTAAATCATACGCAAGAGCGTCTACAATATATCCTACGTCCCTATAACATACGTCTCTATAGTAATTTGCATCCGTAGTAATTCCCGGATAAGTAGCTGTTAAGAACCCTACAACTTCTTCTTGAATGAAAGTTCTATTTTTCGTAAGTAAACTTGCAGCATCAAGAAATCTTCCACCGGGAAGAACAAAGGATTGGAATGATGCTAATTGAGCAGCCTTTTTAAGTGATTGAACTGGTTTTGTCTTACCATCATTCAAATCACTACCATTAACAGAGGAAACATAAAGTCTATCTTGATACAAACCACCGGGATTTGTGCTAAATCCAAGATTACCAGAACCATCAATTGCTAAAACTTGACCGTCTTTCCCTCTAGTTGCAGGTAAAGTTAATGTATAATTTGTAGCTACTCCAGTTTGAGAAAGTTTAAACGTTACTGTTTGATCTAATCCAGTACTCGTATTAACTCCAACAAAATTTAATGTTGAATTAATGCCAACAGAGTTAGAATAGAAATTAGTAATGAAACCAGAACTGGCTCTTAATGAACTCAATCCAGAGATAGTTGAGGTATTGGAATCAAGGGTTATACTTGCAGTACCTACTGAAAGAACTCCGGTTATTCTTGCATTTCCATTAACTATTAAATCTGTACTTCCTCCACCAATTACCACATTTCCAAGAGTGGAAATTCCAGTATATTTGACATTCGTACCAGTAAGATTTGTAATAATACCAGTTTGAACTTTCAATGTTGCAATACTTGCAACACCAGAATTAGTCATATCAAGATTAGATACGGTAACACTTGAAATATTACCACTTGCAATCAGTATCTGAGCAAAAGTAGAAATTCCAGTATATTGAATATTTTTACCGATCAAATTAGGAATTGTGCTAAGTCCTGTTGTTCCATCAGTGAATGTAAAACTAGTTGTTTGAATACCCGAATTGAGTGCGGCAGTATTCAGTGTTATTGAACTTGTACCAATGGAAACTACATAAGCATTTGCAGGAATATTAGTACCAGTTACTGCATATGAAGAATAAACTCCAAAAGTATTGACACCACTAATGACAGTTGTGCTTGCTACTGATAATGTGCCAGTATATGTAAAAGATAACCTATCACTTGCTACAATTCTATTTGAAATATTAAGTTGATTTGCACTTAGAGTCGTTACTCCAGAAATGGTTGCATCATTTCCAGATAAGATAATAGAAGAAACACCAACTGTAAGAATTCCACTTACTCTAGAGTTTACAAAAACAGCACTATTTGCTGATGATATCCCAGTTACATATAATTGAGTTCCTATTCCAGAATTAAAATATAAATTAGAACCAGCCAATCCAACACTGGATATAGTAGTACCGATTCCAATATTAATGTTTAAAGTATCTACAGTTTCCGTGGATACCATCAAATTAGTAACTATTCCACTTTGAATATATGCTGTAGTGAGAAGACCCGTATTTATTGTGGCAGTACTTATAGAAGCAGTTGTAAAAATACCATTATTTACATTAAGTTGATTTATTGAAGCAGTTGTAAGAATACCATTATTTACATATAGAGTTGATATAGTTGCAATACCAGTGACATTCAAATTGGTTGTAACAAAATTTGTAGATAAACCACTTTGAATATAAGCAGTTGAAATACCTATTGTGGATACGCCTATATTTGTAAAAATACCAGCATTTGCAGTTATAGTGCTTATAGAAGCAGTTGTAAAAATACCATTATTTACATTAAGTTGATTTATTGAAGCAGTTGTAAAAATACCATTATTTGCATATAGAGTTGATATAGTAGAAATTCCAGAAACATTAACATTAGTTGAATTTAAATTTATTATTGTTCCAAGACCAGTAATATTAGTATTAGTAGAAGTTAAGTTAGTAATTATTCCACTTTGAATATAAGAATTTTGAATAGTTGATGTAGAGACGGATTCATCTGTAATAATGATTTTATTTGCAGTAGAAATTCCACTTATAGAAACATTTGTAAAAATACCATTATTTGCAGTTATAGTGTTTATAGAAGCAGTTGTAAAAATACCATTATTTGCAGTTATAGTGTTTATAGAAGCAGTTGTAAAAATACCATTATTTGCATATAGAGTTGATATAGTTGCAATACCTGTAATATTAGTATTAGTAGAAGTTAAATTTGTACCTATTCCAGAATTAAAATATAAATTGGATCCAGTCAATCCCGTACTGAATATAGTAGTACCAATTCCAACATTTGTGTATAAAGTACTTATTGTAGAAGTGCCGCTTACTCTAGAATTAGTAGTAATTTGATTAATAATATTAGCATTAGTAATAGTCGCACTAGTAATTCCAGCGGTTGTAATACCAGCATTATCAATAATAGCATTATTTGCAAGTAATGCTACTGCTGCAGCGTTGTTTGAATTTAAAACATCAACATTAATTTGACCAGATATCAGATCTGTGAAAGAAAAGTCTGTAGTAAATCCTGAGGCAGAAAATACGACGTTTACCGGTCTAGTAAAAGTAAATGATGTTGTGCCGGAAGTATTGAGACCAGTATTTGTGACAATTCTATTTACACCAATGCTATAAATTGTCGTTATTCCAACCGTACCACCAACATAATCTACATGGTCACCAACTTGCAAAGAAGTTGTAGTAACTCCAGTAATCGCAGTTGTACCAATTCCAGCAGAAGTACCAGTTCTAGTTGTGATACCTAAAGTACCACTAGAAGCCTGAGAAATAGTTACAGTTCCATTACTTGACGTGGAAAGACCTGTAATTGTAGTATTATTTGAAATAGTGTTACCACTAACAGCATCTCCAACATTTATTAGTAATGGAGAAGTTATCAATAATGTCGCTATTCCAACAAGAACTGTTCCATTATTGGTTAAAAAGTTACCAGTTGCCGATATGGTAAAATCTAAAGTTGCTGGACTGATAAATATTGTTCCCAACCCCAAAGATGTTACAGTAGTAGTAGGGTCAATATATGTACCACTTACAGCATAACCAACTCTAATATTATTTGTTGCAATACCAATAATTTTTGTATTTGGGGTTCCAGTAATGATACCAGATCTTGTTACTGGACCCTGATACGCTACTGTTAAACTTCTAGAATTAATATTTCCTTGTATATCCGCGTCACCGATGACTTGAAACTCTTTTGATAAACTGCTAGTTCCAATACCTACACCGGATTTGTTTATAATTTGTTGAGTCGCTGCAGTTCCAACAAGAGGCCATCCACCTACAGTAACACCATCATGTACTATCGCTACATTTTTTGATGTATCAACTGTTACTTCCGCTAGTGCTCCAGTGAAAACCGAATGTTCTGCTGATGTTCCCCTTCTTAGCTGTACCTGCTTCGTCATTTTACGACTTCATTCAAACGGCTATTTCCTTCCAATTATTTATGATATAAATCAAATGATGATAACGTAAGATCTTGGGATTTGATAAGGATTGTTGATGGTAATACCAGAAGTTTGCATAATATGAATTGTTCCAATTCCGGAATATGGTTTTCTTGTATAAGATTCTTTTCCATTTGAGAATGCAAATAGAGACCCAGAAGTTTTATATGGTTTTGAATGACTTTTTGCTGCAGAACCAAGAATTGTGATTGATCCTGTTGCTTTTGGAGCTGGTACAAATTTGACATTTGGATATAGAAGTTGCCCAGAAAGACGAAGTACTCCAAGATTATTCCAATCAAAGGTGGGTTCGGTCTGATCAAATGTTGGATTGTTATTACTAAAGTTATAGAATTTTGATGAAGTAACAATGGAAGGTTTAAATGTTTTCTTGGTAACTGCAGAAAGTTTGGAAATTGCAATCGTTCCAATTCCAGAAATTCCGACAATATGATTAATTGCAGTGGAAGAAATTCCAGAAATATTGTATAATACAGTATTATTGACTGGTTTTTTGATAAGAGATTTCGCAGAACCCGAAAGAATTGTAATAGAACCAGAACCCTTGTAGGAACGAATATCTTTGTAACGACCAGAAGATATCTCAAAGATGGTTCCGATACCAACATAAGACTTAGTTTTCTTGATATTGGTTGCACTTCCGGAAAGTCTGATTGTGCCTGCAACACCAACATAAGAACGAGAAACTCTCTTAGAAGTAATTGCGGATCCAAATATTGTAAAGAGTTCCGTGTTTTCTGGTGGATTTGCAATAAACTTGACTTTTGCAGCATTAACATAATCAACTGATACTGTTGAATCTACAGTATCATAAACATTATCAGAAGTATGAGTGGTGAATTTAATTAATCCACTCGCAGGAGCGGTAGACTCTACTTTTATTTTAGCTGAACCACTAACTGCGATTGAACCAGAACCAGAATATGAATTAGTTTTCTTAAGATTACTATAAGATCCAGAAATTCTAAAGAGTTGAATATTCTCTGGTGGGTTGGAAACTTTATATACAGAACTATTTCCAGAGATCTTATAAAGTATAGTGTTAGTTCTGGAAATTTTAGTAAATGAATTTGCAGAACCAGAAAGTTCAGTAATAGTACCAGATCCACTATAAGAATGAACTTGTTTCTTACCAGCAGTAGATTGAACAATACTATAACCAGAATCAAAAGTTTTATTTGTAATATCAAAAGTATTGTTTGTAGAATCAAAAGTTGGTGATAAAGATTTGCCAAGAAGAATAGTAGTTAATCCTACATAACTCCTATTTTGTTTGAATGTAGAAGGAACTTGAGATTGAACTATCGCAATTGTTCCTGAACCTAGACCGGTAAATACTGCAATTTTCCTTGTTGAAGAAATTCCAGATATTGTTGCAGTACCAACTCCAATATAAGTTGTTCTGGTGTAACTTTCATTACCTTTTCCAGAAACTCTGAACAAACCATTTTTGGAAATATATGGAATATTTGCTCTGTAGAATGTAAGTTCTTTATCATCATTGATTCTGATAGTTCCAACACCGGCATATCTGTTGGAATGGTAAATACCCTGACCATAAAGTTGAATACCGGTAGTTCCAACACCAATATTCTTATCTTTACCATAATGAGGAATGATCTTAACATTCGGGAATACAGTATTTTTTCCAGAAATTGTAATAATTCCGGGAATACCTTGTAAACCTCTAACATATTTTTC